CCGGATGTTCCGCAGCTTTCTGATTTGGTCATCTTGCCAGACGGCAGCAACCAGTTGCGGCTGCTGTAGGCCATGTCGATGCTGCCATCAAATCCCCCAAACTGAAATTGACTCAGAATGTCCATCACCTGCCCGGCACGTGGTCCATCCGTCCAGCAAACTCGCATTGAGTTGCAGTCACTGCGAACGCTGAACTTCACTCCGGGAAATGCTTCTTTCAGTGCTGCACGAATCAGAACTGCCACGTCCTTTGCTGCCAGATATGCGATACCGCGTGAGTCGCGATTATTGCGGGCTGTTTCGATGATGCTGTTAACGTTTGCCATTGTTTGTTTTCCTTCGTTCGGTCGTTTGTTGTCTCGGCCCCTTGCCTCGACGGGTGTTATCTTACACTATCGACTCACGGTGTCAACGGTATTCAGCGGAATCCGAAAAGATTTTTGGAAATCAGTTCTCAGGGCAGTTCGTTGTCAACCACGTTGCCGTAAACATACAGCCGAGAACCGCGCAACCATCCGCCCTGTGGTGATGGATACGTCTTCGCCGGGCTGGCTGTGCTGCCGTAATTCCGGGACCACACCACGCTTGCATCGGTCGCAGAATATGCCACCAGTCCGCCAGTGCTCGGGAACGTGCTGCGGCTGCGGACCTCGATTGACACTCGGCCCGTGCTGACATATCGCGGATCAATAAACCCCAGGCTGCCGGCTGCCTGAAAATGGATGTCGATATTCGCCTCAATCAATCCGATTGCCGGGCTGTTGTCCGTGACATTCGTGGCTCCCAGCGGATTGACCCGGACGTTCGAGACCACGCCCTCAGTGTTCTCGGGAAACAGTGCCAGCACCGCGTTGACGATGTCCGTTCCGCTGCATTGCCAATCCAGCCATGCCGTTGTTTTGTTTGCCAGTCCCGTGCCTGCCTGTGGCTTGAACAGGATTCGGAATTCTCCGGCGTTGTACCGCTCATGTGGCAGCGTATACCACCTCCAACGATAGGTGCGGGAAATGCTGCCAGCATACGCTACGCCGCCCACAGTCGGCCCCTGTGTGTTGTCGTTGCTGCTCCAGGGCATTGCCGTTGTATCGTGGCTGAATGTCAGGACCGGCGAGTAAATCCTGTCCGCATCAACCCCAAGTGGATTGTACCACGTTCCAATCAGCAGTTTTTTCGACGGTGTCTTGAACTGGCTGCCACCGAGGTTGTAAGTGATCGTGCCAACGGGTGATGTTGTTGGCGTAAACCGCCGTTCGTAGTAATACGTCAGCCTGTCCGTGCTGTTGCCGTCCAGCAATCGCGAGAATGCCGCGTTGTTGTCCAGCGTTGCAGATGTGCTCACTTCCGACTCATCGAATTCAGTGAACGTACCGGCTGCAATGTCCGCAATCGTCCCGGCCTTCTCGCTTCCGTTGTACTGTCTGCGCCGCACACAAACCGCCACCTTGCCAGACTGTGCAAGACCAGCCGCCCATGCCCACCGGCCCGCCCAGATGTCCGCGTTGATGTACCGCCGCCAGATCCGTGACCACGGGCTGCCAACCGTCCAGCCCTCAACCGTCCGCCCGTTCGTGCCCTGATATCCAAACACCAGCACGCTGTTGCTGGCTCCCGCGTACAGATCCGGTTCAATGTCCGACGTGCTCAGCGTTGACACTGTCGGGACTGTGCCCGCCGTCTCAGTCATCAGCTTTGTGGCAGCGGTGCCACTCGCTCCCAGTCCGAAGATTCGCCCAACGTGACTTGTGATGGCCCCTGTGGACGTGCTCCAGGCTATTGCAGCCGCTCGGGTGTCCCGCGTTCCTGTCGGTGGTGGCGGAAACGATACAGGGCAGGTGCCGGCCCGCAATTCGCCGTCATACGTTCCGGATGTCAACGGTTCTTCTGCAGGCCCTGGATTGCACGTATCGGACACCAGAACCCACGTTGACGTTCCGGCGTTCCATTGGAACATACAGGAACCTGAGCCGCCGGCGGAATAGGTGGTGCTAAACCTTGCCCCGTCAATGTCGCCGGTAGCTTGCGACCATGTCACGTCCAGATTGATTGCCGCATCTGGCCACGGTCCACCCGTGACAGTCGCCGCTGTGCAGTCTGCCGTGTTTTCAAACAGCGTTTTTACTACGCCTGCCGTTGCATTGTATGGTAGCGTAATTATTTCCGCAGATGTCTTTGTTCTTATCTCGACATTCCCGCCCTGCAGCGTGTGCCTGTGCAGAATGTATTCTTTGTTGGCAGTGTTTGTCGTATAGTCCACCCACTCAATGGCAGGGTCCATTGAATGCGGCATGAGATAGCCGCCGCCGGACAACCCTACAGGTGATGTCATGCGGGTCAGGTTCAAAAACTGAAACCCGGACACCTGATTCTGAAAAATTATCGGCTGAACAAAAACGCCCTGCATCGTCGCCGATTCAACCTCAGATCCGTCCGTGCTGTCCAGCTTCACCAGTTTCAAGCACTGGGCTGCGTTCGCCGTAGCCGCTCCCGTTGTCGGATGCCGTCGCGGTGCGTTTGCTGTTCCGAAATAACCCATTCCGGCCACGCCAATGTATTTGTCCATTGACGTGTATTCGTTGACCACCCCGCTGATTCGGTCGGCCCCGTAATGCTGCGCCCACAATGCACCCGGCCCATACTCCCATTCAGTCACGCCCGTGCTCGCTGTCAGGCCCTTAATTGTCACCGGCTCGACGGTCTTGCATTTGCAGCATCTGCCCACCAGCATCACAGCACCTCACGCACAGTCAGCCGCCGCCAGTCTCCACTCGCCATTCAGCCACTTCGCCTCGACGATCGTTCCAGTGGGAACGCTGATTCGCAGAAACCGGTTTACGATGGTTTCGTTTCGTCCTGTGTCCACCATGTTTCCGTTCGTGTCTTTGTCCCAAACGCTCATCGTCGCCGTTGCCGGTGTCGTGCCGAAGTCTGTGGCTGCTGCTAAATCGCCGTCCAGCTTTCCGCTGATGTCCAGCGGTTGCCCCACGGACTGCCCCAGCATCCGACTCATTACGGATTCAATCGCCGTCGTCAGCTCATTCAGGCCAGCCGCTGTGAGCCGCTGGCCCTTCCGGAATGGCTCTGGTCGCTTGTCGCCTTGCGTCATGTCTGCGCCGTCCACAGCGTGTTAAAATCGAATTTTGCGAACATCGTATCCGAGGAATCCGCAGACAGAACGCGGTCATAATCTGCGGTGTCGTCCCTCCACTGATGATTCCATCCGTAGACCGTGCTGCCTGCTGCAGAGTTTGCACCCCTGGCACTGTTTGCGAATCCCTTTTGCGCCTTCGCAGCAAATCTCAACACCAGCTTTCGCGTGCTCCATTGTGCGTCTGTGCTCAGTGTGACTTCATCACTCAGGCCCTCGAACAGCAGAGTTTCTGGCAGGAATGTCTGCGGACTGCCCGGCAGCCTGAACGCCGTTTCGTTGACGCAGCCCTTCATGTTTTCCAACGTCACCCACGGCACAACCTGCACCTGGTGCCACGTCAGCTCATGCGTGCTCACAGGCTCCGGAATCATTGCCGAAACATCCGCCGGCAGTGCCTTGCTGTCGGACTCCCATTTGCAGCTTCGCCCCGGTACCGTCCGGAATTCGATGTTGCTTTGCTGCGTGTAGGTGCACCACGTTCCGGCAGGCAATGGCGTCGGGTCGTTCGGGTCTTGCTGCTGTTGCTGGTCGCTCTGCAGCGGTGCATACGTGACCGTGATTTTCGCCTGCGTATCGTGACTGAGTTGCTGCGTGTTCGGATCTGTGATACTGGCCTGAATCGGCTTTGGTGTCAGCTTGTCAATCGTGAACCGATCCGCCAACACTCCCGGCCAGTAGGACGAATACGATGCAGGCAGCCCAAACGGCCCGCTCTTGAAATGCTCGGCAATGAATGCCCAGCGGTCATCCCATGCCGTCAGAAAAATGCGGGTAAATGACAGCTCCCCGGATCTGCTGCCAGATTCCTGCGGGCTGTCTTCGTGCTCTGTGAATGTCGGGTATGGCATGTTTTGTTATCCCAAAATCGGAACCAGTGGCAGCCCCGTGATTCCTGCGGAAATCGCCCGTTGAACTTCCAGCGACTGTTTCGCCAGTTCCACCTGCTGCTTGCTGAGTTCTTCCTGTTTCTTCGGTGCCAGTTGATCCTGCAGCCGCTGAAACATCTGCAAGGCTCCGCCGCGTTGCACCTGCTGTGCCGCTGCCTGTGCCGCCGCCTGCGCTGCTGCGGGTGTTCCCAGTGCACCGCCCCCAAACTCCACCGGCGCAAATCCTCCGCCCTCTCCGGCGGGTTTTGGCGCGTTCCGTGCTGCCTCACGCTCAGCCCTCGCTGCTGCCAGTTGTGCGTCGATGTTTTCCATGACGCTCGTGGTTGCTGCTGAAGCCTCAGGAGGTTTGAACCCTGTGAACTCCTGCATGGCCTGCAATGTCGGCTCCGGTATCGTCAGTACTTCATCAGACAGCCCCAGGGCAAACGCAATTTGCTCCCCGAGTTGCTGGCTTCCACGCTCCATTCTCGCCCACATGTTTGACGCACCCGTGGCAATGTTGCTCATGGCTGTCATCGTGTTCGTGCTGATCCAATCGAGTGCCGCCTTCGCGTAATTCGGGATATCCTCGAACAGCCCCGCCCACAGGTTGCCCATGTCGGCCACCAATGACCCAACCACAACCCCGATGTCGGCAAAATAGTCTGACGTGCTCGTGAACCACTCGCCTGTTGCAGACAACATCGTGCCGAATGTCCTGCCCAGTCCATCCATGCTCTGCATCGCACTGATTGACCACTGCAAAAACTGATTCGCGTATGGCAGCACCTTGCCGCCGATTTCAATCGCCAACAATTCCAGATTGGTCTGCGCCTTCGCAAACATGCCCGCTGTCGATTGCGCCACCTTGTCCTGAAATCCGGCCAGCCGTCCGCTTCCGGTTGTCAGGTCGCTCAGTGCTTGCTTCACCATGTCTGCCGATATCGCACCGTTCTCCATGTCCTTTTTCAGTTCCGCCATGCCGCGCCCCGTCTGCTCTGCGATGACAGCCAGCGGACTGAAACCTGCGTTTATCAACTGCAGATTTTCCTGACCTGTCAGCCGTCCCGCCATCTGCACTTGTGACATGGCATAGGCCAGATCCTGCAGTTTTTCTGTGCTGCTGCCGGCTACCTCGGTCATCATGCCCATGATAGGCACCACCTGATCCGATGACATGCCCATCCTCATCATCATGCTGGCAGACTTCGCCAGGTCCTGCGTGCCGAACACTGTTTTCATGTCGATGTCACGCAACTGCTGAAGCATGGCCTGCGCGTTTCCAGCGGACCCCGTCAGGACTTCAAATTCCATCGCGGTCTGCTCAGCTCCGGCTGCCAGCGTCATCATCGACGTTGCACCCTTGGCAATCCCTGCCGCCGCAAACAACTGCCCCAGTGGCCCTCCCAGGCTGGTCAGGCTTTTCAGTGCAGACCCTGCGCGGCTGGTCTGTGTTGTCAGCCCGGTCATCGCCTTGGCTGCCTGCCCAGCTGCGGACTGCACTTTCTGCATACCGTCAGCGGAAAAAATCACCTGTGCTTCTTGGACGGTAACAGCCATTATTTCACGTCCTGCTTCTGCCAGATATCTTCAGGACACCAGCACCCGGAATACACTAACGCCTGATACATGGTCAACCGGCTGATTTGCTCAGCCGTCCATCCGTACTTCTCAGACAGCCCCCGAAAGATTGCCGCCCACGGTACCGTGCGACGTGACGGCATTGTCACGCCGTCGCCGGTCCCGTGGCTTCGGAGTTTCCCAAGATGTCCTGTTCGTGCACTTTGTGCATCGCCTCAATTATCGCCTGAATATCGTTGAACCATGCGATGAAATTGCAGCCCAACTGGATGCCCTTGTCTGCAGGCAATGCCGGCGGAAACTCCTGCGGATGATGCGCCGACAATGCCCGCCAGACGTTCCACGCCAGCCCACGAAACGATCTGTCAAATCGCTCCTCATCCTGCATGGTGGCAATCAGCGGACGCGCAATCGTGTCTGCTGCAATCTTCAGTGCCTGTTGTCGCACTGCAGGATCTGTGATCGACTCAATCCCCGCGTACGGATTGCCCATTCGCATCAACATTGCCTCCTCTTTCCGCGCGTACTCCGCCAGCGGGAAGATTTGCATCTGATACGTTTTGCCGTCTTTGGTCAGTGTTGCGGTGCGTCCACCGCAAAGATTAAACAACCCGTCCGCC